TGTATTAAACCAAAACCATAAAAACCAAGTCCTGGTAAAAATTTAAAATGTACAAAGTAATCTATTTTTTTTCTTAATGGATCACCTATTTCATAGTTTCTTTTGATTGATAAAACTTCTCTAGAGTTTTCTTCAAGTGTCACAACATAAGGAAGCTTAATCCCTGTTGGTTCACCATCTTGTCCTAAATCTTCAAATCCTTCTAAATCTAAATTAATGTGACACTCTAATAAATTAAATACATCTTCGTCTCTGCCTTTGCTTGCGCCCTCAAGTTCTCTCTCTTTTCTCTCAACTTCAGTTTCATTTAGAGGTCCTGGTTTTAAATCTACATCTCTGTAAAAACCAGCAACTTGTTGTTTTCTTAATTCGTTTTCAGATATTTGAACCCGATGAATGATCGACTCCGCATCATCTAA